AAAATTATAATTATAATAATAAGAATATATTATATAAAATAATAAATAAAACAGATATATTTAAATTAAAATATAGTAAATAGTTAGAAAAATGAAAATATTTTATAACATTATTTATAAAATAGATAATAGTAAGAAATTGATATTAAAATGTAATAGAATAAATTGTAATAAATTGCATAAAAATTTTTTTAAGAAAATAAATATAACAAAACAAAAGATATTAGAATTAAATAAGAAATATTATGAAAGAATAATAAAAATAGAAAAAAGTAAATTAAAAAGAAAGAAATATAAAATATTAGAATTGAAAGTTGAAAAAGAAATAAAAATAAGAGAGATAGAAAAGAAAACATTAAAAAGTAAAGAAGTAATATTATTAAAACGATGTAGTTTTAAAGAATGTAATAAATTATATAAGATAGGAACGAAAGAGATAAAAAATTTAGTAAGAAGAATATGCATATATAATATAAATAAAATAAGAAATAAAAAATTTATAAAAGGGTGTCAGTTATTTAGTAAATTATATATAAAAATATTAAATGAAAGTAAATATAAAAATAATTTAACATATGAAGATTTTAAGAAAATAGAAAATATAGTTAAAAGAAAATATAATATAATAGATCCATTTTCATTATATCCATTACCTATATATTATAGATGATAATGATAATAAAAATAATAAAAATAAAATCTCTAAAAAAAATATAAAAAATATAAAAATAATAAAAATATAAAAATATAAACTTTTTTTCGGTGTTAAGTATAGGATAAAGAACGTAAAATAATGAAAGATATTATAACACCTGGTTATATAGCAAATTTCGTAGTAAATTTATTTATATTTATATTATTAGCATCAGCATATACATACATACAAAAATTAGAGAATGAAGGAATAGAAAAATGTGGTTGTGCATTTGAATATCCACATGTAGGATTTATAAAATCATTTAGTATATTCGCATTAGTATTTATATTATTTGTAATGTTCATACCACCAGGAACAGTATTAGCTAATTTATTTGGTAAAGAATTATCAGGATTATATACATTTGTAATATTTGTATTCTACATAGTATTTGCAGTATATATATTTATGACAATGACTTATACAAGACAATTAGTAAGCACCGGATGTAGTTGTTCATCAGACATAAGAAGAGAATTATTATTAGTGGGTTCAACAATAGAATTAATATTATTAGTATTATTATTATTAACATCTGTAGTATTTCCAATAGTATTATCGGGATTAACAATATTTTTTGATAATGCAAAAAATATATCAAAAAAAATAGAATCAAATTTAAAAAATCCAGTAAAAGGATTTAAAGAAGTACCTGGACAATTAAATAAATTAAGTAATCAAGTAGGTAAAGTAGTATCAACAACCACAAAAGGAGTTAAATCATTAACAAAGAAATAAATTTAAATATTTAAACTTCTTTTATTTTTATTTTTATTTTTATTTAAAAGTTTAATATCAGCATTATCTTCAATAATAGAAGTAATTTCTTCATCACTAACGGATAAAGTTTCAATATTATTATTATTAACATTTATTTCATCAATAGAGATATTTTTATGAACATCATCAATAATAGAATCAATTTCACTAATAGAATCATCATCATTAAAATTAATATTATTATTATTAATGTTATTATCTCTCATAGGTCCTCCACCTAAATTATTAAATAGACCACTTACCATACCAAATAATCCAGGTCCATTATTAGGATTATTAAAATGAGAATTATTATTATTATATGAGATATCATTATTGTTATTAGAAGGCATAACATATTCTTTAGCGGCTGCTTGTTGGAATTGTTTCATTAAATCGGGATTAGATTTTAAAACATTTTCAATATTAGGAAGAGGTTGTTCTTTAAACATTCTATTTGTTAAATGAAACATAAAAGCACTACCAGATAAACTAATAAATAATCTTAATTCTGGTGCCATTTTTTTACCGGTTGATTTATATTTATCATGTAATTCTTCAAAAATATCATCATAATCAGTAATATTATCATGAATTTGTTCAGACCATCCATCAAGTTGTATAGCAAAAGGGTCATATCTATTATTTAAATATTCAGTACCAGTAGTAAAAGCCATTAACATTTTGCGTTGAAAACGAATACTATTATCAATTTCTTTTTCTTTTAATAATTTATTATATTCAAGACGCATTTCTTCAATATCAGAATTTAAATTAAATTTAAAAGGGATTTTATAACCTCTTTGTTCTAAACGGTCTAATTGATAAATAATTTCTTTTTTTTCTCGTACACTATCAACCATACTATTAGATTTTTTTCTACTAACAGTTGAAGAAGTAGAAGAAGAAGCATTAGAATTACTGCTATCGGAAGCAGAAGATGATGCTGAAGAATCAGTATCACGAGATCTAGATTTTTTTTTTTTATAAGAAGAAGCGACACTACTTTCAGAAGAAGTATCACTTAATGATGAAACAGAACCACTAGAAGAAGAAGCACCAGAAGAAGAAATAATATCTTCACTTATTTTTTTTTTATTTAAAATACTATCATCACCTGCTCTTAAACCGCCACTAAAATTATTATTAGATTTAAAAGTATTATTATCATTAAAATTATTTCTATTTAAATTAAAAATTTCATCTCTACCATTATTAAAATTCATTATATATATATATATTTAATTTAATTTGTTTATATAATAATACGCAAAAACTTAAATATAAATAAAGATTAATTTATAAATATATATAAAATAAATATGTTAGAAAATTTAATTTATTTTGATTTTAATTTTAATAATAATATAAATAATTATGTATCAATTAATATTCAAGGAGGATTAGGTAATCAATTATTTCAAATAGGAACAGCATATGCTTATTCTATAAAAAATAAAAAAAAACTAATTTTTAAATATTCTAATAAAGTATATAATTCAGATAATTTAAAAATAAAATCATTTTGGAGTACATTATTTAATAATAAATTAAATGTATTAAATAATAATGAATATTATAATAAATTTAATAATAATGAAAAAAAAATTTATAATTATAACGAAAAATCATATGATAATAATAATATTTTATTATTAGGTCCTTTTCAATCATTTAAATATTTAGAAAATGAAAAAAGTACAAGAAATTTTTTAAGACATTTAGTATATTCATCGGAAAATTTAATATATGAGACATATGAATTATATAATAAAATAAAAAAATATTTTACAAATATAAATAATATAGAATGTGAAGATGATGATATAGTATCAATGCATTTTAGAAGAACAGATTATAATAATTATCAAAATATTTTAGATATTAATTATTATATAAATGCATTAAAAATAGTAAATAGAAATAATATAGTAATATTTTCAGATGATATTGAATGGTGTAAAAAAAATATAAATAATAAAGTATTAGATAATGAAAAAGTGAATATATATTTTATAGATATAAATAATGTAGAACTAGAATTTCTATTAATGTCATTTATTAAACATAATATAATAGCAAATTCTAGATTTAGTTTAATGGCATCATATATTAGTTATTATGAAAGTAAAAAAATAATTGTTGCACCAAAAAATTGGCTATCAGAAATACAAATTAAATCATATGATAAAGAAATAATAAAATCATATGATAAAGAGATAGAAGAAATATATCATAATGATATAACAAATATAATATAAAAAATATATATATAAATATAATTAAATATTATTAGTATGATAACATCATTAGTAAAATTTCAAAAGAGTCATCTACAACAGAACTGTAAGTACCTTCAATATAATAAATATTAATATCATTATATTCAAAAACAATATAATAATGTATATTACCATTTACAAATGTAATAGTATCTTGAGTAGTATATCCATATATATTTAAATTATTATCAGTATATTTAGCAATTAATTCTTTAACATTTAAAATAGTATCATCATTAACTGTTTCCCAATTTTCCCATGTTTCTTTAAAAATTTTTTTATGTTCATTATCAATTTCATTATTATATTTATAAACTTTTATTTGTTTATTAGCATTATCAATAATTAGATCATAATTAGAATAATTCATTATTTGAATATATAATTTATATATATTATATAAACAATCATTTTTTTTTTATTTTAGTTTAAAATAAAAATAAAAAAAATAATTTTTAACGTCCCCAACAGGGTTCGAACCTGTGACCTAACGGTTAACAGCCGTTCGCTCTAACCAACTGAGCTATGAGGACGGAGATATACTGTTTATTATCTATCTATATATAGATCCAAATTCTTATATAGTTTTATATTTTCATTATAATATAAAAATAAAATTTAATTATTTAAAATTTTTTGTAAATAAATAATAGTATCTTTATTAAATTTTTTAAAATTATTATTAATAATAGTATCAGTTAATTTTTTCCAAAAAATATCATTTAATTCAAATTTATTATTTTTATTAATTTTTTTATATTTTTTATATTTCCATTTATAAATTTTTTCTAAAATGTTATCATTATAATTTAAATTAATATTATATTTATGAATTTTATTATTTTTAATTAATTTAGTAATAAATTTATTTAAATTAGGATAATTATAATAATCAATATTAATATTATCCCAAATATCAAGTATATAAATATATTGATAAGATTTACATAAAATAAAATTAGATAAATAATCTAAAAAAATATTATTATTATCAATAATAATTAAATTATCTTTAATATTATCAAAATTATTAATTTTTTTTTTTAATTTAGGTAAAATTTTAGATATTAATTTTTTATATGAACCATCACTAGATATTAAACAATCTTCACGTGTAAATATAGGTCTTGAAAATTTAATATTTAACTGTTTTTCAATATATTCAATTTCTTTATAAGCCCATTTTTTTAGTGAAGCGGTATAAATAAAAATATGAGTATTAGGATAATATTTTAAAATATTATTATAAAAATATAGAAAATAAGGTCTTATTAAATTAGAATCTTTATTATAAGATTTAATTAAATTATTATTATTTAATATTTTAACATTATATTTTTTTTGTATATTTTGTAAAAAATATAAATCTGATTGATACATACAATTACCAATAATAGTACCATCTAAATCTAAAATAAAAATTAATTCATTATCAAACATTTATTCATAAATATAATTATATAATCTATACTATTTATAGATTTATATATGTTAAAATATTTAGATATATTTATAGATATATTATTAATATTAATAATATTATTTATAACATTTTTTTACATGTTAGATATATTAAGAAAACCAAAAATAAATTTAATTTATAAATTTATAGTATTTATAGTAATATTATTTATTTTAAATTTATATTTTAATTTATTAAAAAAGAAAAATTATAATTTTGAAAATATTATATGTGGATTATACAAAAAAACGAATGAAACAAATTTAGTAGAACCATTTGATAAATATTTAAATTCATATGATAATATATAAAAATATATAAAGAATATTATATATATATATATAATGCTCTCATAGCTCAGTTCGGTAGAGCGTAAGACTTTTAATCTTATGGTCGTGGGTTCGATCCCCACTGAGAGTATTATAATTTTTTTTATTTAATATATATAAAAATATTTTTAATTATTGTGATTTAGATTTAGATTTATATATAGATTTAGATATAACAGATAAATCAGATACCATTATTTTTTTGCTTTTATTTGTATCAGGACATATTTCAGTATTTCTATAATAATTTATTATATGTCTAGGATAATCAATATAATATCTTGTATTAAAAGGTAATAATACTTCTTCTTCATTATATGGTGATAAAATATCAATTAAAATAATTTTATAAGAAATAGGAATTTTAACTCTCATTACACAACAATTTATTCCACCATAAGTAATTGCTGTTTTATAATTTAATGTAAAACTATTTAATGTTTTAGATAAATGATAACCTTTTATAGAATTTTTATTATAATAATCATCATAAACACCTCTATATAATATTAATGTATTTTTTAATAATGGACATTTATCAAATATATTGTTTATATCTCTAATATATAATAATAATATATCATTCCAATTAAAATTATGATAATTATTAATAATATAATCTTCTAATTCTAATCTATTTAATTTTAATAAAGATTTATTATCAGAATTATATAAATATTCTTTTATTTGATAATAAAATAAAATATAATCTCTATTTGAATTAAATATTTTTTTTGATACAACAATTTCTGATTTTCTATAAGGTTCGGAATCCATACCAATTTCATCAATATCTTTATCTATATTTAAATTATTATTTATAAAATAATTAATAATTAAATTAGCATCATGAGTATGACATCTTAAAGTATATATATCTTTACTATTTAAATTTTTAATAAATTTATTTTGTTCATTAATCCATTCATTATAATATAAATCATTATGTAATACATATATTCTATTTATAAATTTTTTATTATATTCATTATATAATAAATCAAAAGTAATTTTATGTTCTTTATATATAATTTTATCATCTTCATCGTGTGAATCAGATAATAAATGTTTATCTATTTTAATAGATTTATATTCTTTAATAGTTTTACTAGAAGAAAATTTTTTTGATAATTCAACATATTTATTATAATATTCGCATAATTTTTCATGTTCTTTATCTAAATATATATCATTATCTATTTTAATTTTAGTTCTTGTATTATATAACTTTTTTAATAATGATTTTTGAATATTTTTAGATAATCTATACATATTACTAATAATTAAAAATATAATAAATATAATAAATATAATAAATATAAATATATGTCTTTATATAAAG